ATGAGTTCCCACGACGACGCCCCGCGCCGCATGGCGTCGGGCGAGGGCCCCGCCACTGCGACGGCTGAGACGAGCGCTGAGGCCGAGGGACACGCAGATCTGGAGTCCGGGTCGCAGGGCTTCGGCACTCCGCCGGCCACGCCGATCGCCACCCTGCCGCCGCTCTCGCCGCATGCCGGTGGCGTGCCGGTGTCACCGACGACCGGGGAACCGGTGCGGCGTCGCAGCATCGTCGCCACGCAGGTGGCCTTCTGGGCGTCGGCACTGTGCGCCGGAATCGGCTACTCCTGGTACTGGTTCCAGGCGATGCACAAGGGACAATTCCACACCGCCTCGTGGGTGACGGGATGGCTGCATCCGCGCCCGGGTGGCATGTGGTCGCTCCTGCTCGCCTGTGGATTGGCCGCCGTGGTGGCCGTCATGGTGGCGCTGCCCTGCGTCACCGCCTACCAGGCGTGGACGGGGCATCGGTTCTCACGCGCCCTGTCCTGGTGGGCCCTCGGCGGCTCACTGCTCGGGGTGCTGTTCAACTGGTGGGCCGTGGCGGCGATCCCGTGTGCCCTAGTGGGCGTGGTGCTGCTGAGGCTGGGATCCAGCCGCGACTACTTCACCGAATGGGACACGCTGCGCACCCCCGCGCCGCAACCCGAGCTGCCGACGGACGTGTTCTACGGTCCCCTGCCGCGCTTCCAGTGAGTCGGCGCTGGCTTGGGCGATGCCCGTGCGGTGGACTTCATCGCAGCGCGCTGATGCGCTAATGTCTTGGAAGCCGTAAGGCTGTGCGGGCGTAGCTCAATGGTAGAGCGCTAGCTTCCCAAGCTAGACACGCGGGTTCGATTCCCGTCGCCCGCTCCATCTGTGTCAGGCGTAGATCAGCCGGTACCACCTCCTCACTCCCCGTCGACGGGTCAGGTTTGACAACCAATTGACAACCAATTGATTCAGTGCGCCCTCCAGGGCTACTGGGCCCAGGTGTCCGAGGCGGCACGCGAGGCCAAGGAGCGCGACTCGTCGACACCTATCACCCGGTTTGCCACAAACTGCGGGAGCCGGGTGATAGCGTGATGGGACCTTGAAGGCGAGGCCCTTCATTGAGGCTGACGACAATGAAAAGGCATGTGCGTACTACTCGCTTCTCCCTCCTTCGGGAGGGCCTTCATTGAGGCTGGCAGTATGTAGGTCTGGTCGTGACGCCGACCATTTGCCTCGCCTTCAAGGTGCTTCATCAGTGTGGCGCAGGCTCTTGCCAACGGCCCGGGCCCATGCCACACTAAAGCCAGTGGGTTTCCCCGCAGCTGCGGGGGTGATCCCTCGTTCGGTAGCAGACGAGTGATCGAGTTGAAGTGTTCCCCGCATGTGCGGGGGTGAAGGGCATTCGGCCACGGACCGGGTGCCCTTCTTCATGTCCAGACGCAAAAAGACCGCCCACCTGGACCAGTGAAGGTCAGGTGGGCGGTCTTGTGTCGCTCGAATGAGGGTCAGGCGATTGCTGGCTCCGGCGCGGTCGCCGGAGTGAGCGCAGCGGTGACTTCCCCTGCCGCGCGGGCCGGGAGCGCCGTTGCCACTTCGGTGGCGTCTGGATCATTGACGGCTGTCTTCCCCAGCTCTTCGGCGGTCGCAGCTGCCCGAGCCCGGTCGTCGATACGCATCCCACGCGAACGAAGCAGCTCGACCTGATCTGCGAAGGTTTTGAACTGCTTCGTCCGAGTCGCGGGTGGGTTGCCCTTCTAGAAACGAAGACCGGCCCTGGGCTCCCACCGAGGTGGGTAGTGGAACCGGTCATGTTGTCGTAGAGGTTACCCCACCCGCCCAGGAGAGGCAAGCCCACAGGGCCACCGTGCAGGGCTGACCCTCCACGCTCGGCGGCGAGGGTGGGATTCGAACCCACGGAGCTTTCGCTCGGCCGCTTTCAAGACGGCTGCACTCGTCCACTATGCGACCTCGCCACGCGTCCGCTGGACGTTTTTTCATGGTAGCGGACGCGCGGGTCTGGCAGTCTGGAGACATGCACACCATCCACGAGTGGGACAAGACACGACCGCAAGGTCGCCGGTCCTGACCGACCTCGGCGTGCAGGTCATCGCCCAAGACGCAAAAAGAGCCGCCCACCTGGACCAGTGAAGGTCAGGTGGGCGGCTCTTTGGGTCGCGGCAGGTCAGGCGGCGAGGATCGGGGGATCAGACCCCCAGCTTGTCCACCTGGATCGACGTGCCCCATAAGAATGTGACGGCCCGGGACTGCTCGAACAGTCCCGGGCCGCCTCTGGCCCAAGGGGCGCAGATGATGACTTGTGAGTCTTCACCAGCGTAGCGGAGTTTCCTGTGGCACAAGCCACTGCTTCCCCCTTGGGCAACAACCCAGGAGGTAACACCCCTTGTTACGCATCAGTACCTACTACGGGATTCCCGGTCCGGTTCCATTCCTCGACGAGCCGGTGAGGGTCACAGTGGGCGGCATCATTTTCGGTTTCTCAGGCGTTCCCTTCGGCTCGCTTGGGTAGCTCGCCGGGGCTGTCGGTCTTGGTGACGTCCCACAGGCCTGCTGCGCCGAGCCCCATGATGAGGCCCTGCTGGGCGGCCTGCCACAGCCCCGCATCGTGCAGCAGATAGTTCGCGACGTTGAGGCCGACGCCGAGCAGGACGGCGACCAGCGCCGACCATTTCCCGGGCACGCCGAGGGACTTGATGAGGTTGGTCAGGGCGAGGATGCCCGGCACAGAGATGAGTGCGACAAGGGTCGTGGACATGATGCTCCCCTCTCAGCCGTTGTTGGCGGCCATGGTGGCCAGATCGTCGGCCCACACTTCGCCCCACCGGTCCGTGGAGTTGGGACGCTCAACGCGCTGGAAGCGGGACACGGCGTCGGCAGTGGGCTCTTCGTAGATGCCGTCCGCCCAACTGTCAGGCACCGCGCCGGCGTAGCCGTGGCGGATGAGCCACAGCTGGATGGCGCGGATTGCGGGGCGCTCGGATTCGTAGAACCCGCCGTGGGAATCGTTGCCGCCGCTGACGAGGCCGTAGAAGTTGCCCTCGGGGAGATTCCACGCGGGCAGGTCCACATGACGGCTGGGCGCTGGGGCGGGGGCGGGTGCCGACTGATGGACCGCATCCACCGGCGCGCCGTCGAAGTAGGCTTGTGCGCGGGACATGTAGTCGCCGTTCTGGTCCCCCGCTAGGGATGCAGGGCACGACGTGGACGTGAACTGAGAATGAGGGAAGACATTGCGCCCCCACTCAGGCCGGCCCAAGCTGTAAGACTTGCATAGGGCCGCCACCAGATGGGCGCCGGCGTCGATGGCAGCATCCGACACATGCCACGGGTCCGTGGAGTCGTCGGCGTGCTCGATGCCGATCGACGTCAGATTCGCATCCCAGTCGCCGGCGTGCCAGGCGGTGTCCCAGTCGTTGACGAGCTGGCCGATGCGGCCACCCGCCTCCACCTGATAATGCGCGGAGGCTTCACGGGTCTGCCACACATTCCAGATCTGGTCGATGCTCAGGTTGCCGCCGTTGTGGTGGATCACGATCTTGTCGATCTTGCGGCCTTCACGCCCGGGGGTGAAGTGCACGTTCATCAGCTTGGTCACGTCAGCGTTCAGATTGGTCCAGTCCATGAATGTCTCCAAGTCTTTGAGGAATGAGAAAGCCCCGCACGGTGGCGGGGCTCAGAGTTTCTTGGTGGGATAGGGCGGTGGGGACTCGCGGCGTCGCCAGGTCGGCCAGTTGTGCTGCAGGTCGTCCCAACCCCGCTGCCATGCCTCGTCGCGGCGTTCCAGCAGCGCCACCCGGTCGGTGAGGGCGTCCACGACGCCGGTCTGCTTGTCGAGGCGGGCCCACAGGTCGTTGATCTGTGTCGCCAGCCGGTCGTAGGTCGGTGTCACGGACGCCTTCGTTTCCCGTTTTCCTGCCAGCACCGTGGGGACGATGACGCCGACAGCGGTGATCACGGCGATCGCCAGATCACGCGCCAACTGCACCAGATCCATTAGCGTGCACCTCCCGATCAGGCTCACGCGGCATGCGCAGCTCAGGCCACGGCACCCCCGACAGCACCCAGAGCAAGCGCACCCAGCAGCACCACCACACCAGCCATGGGATGGCATCCCACGAGCCTGGCGGATTCGGCGGCACGATCGCCACGGCGGCATCGATCGCATAGCTGATCGCCATCATGGCGGGCATGATCATCAGCGGCGTCATGGGGCGACGGCGACCGGTCAGCGCCAGCACGATCGCCAGCAGCCCGGTGCCGATCCACAAGACCGTCCTGACCGCTGACGGCACCAGCTGGTGTGGCAGGCCCGGATCGGGCAGCTCCAGAGTCATCAGCGTGGAGACGCCACGGGCGACCCACAACGCGCCCAGGGCGGTGATCACACGCGTCTGCGCGCGACTCTTCATGTGTGGCTCACCAGCCCACTGCGATCCAGTTGACGCGCATGGGACCGGCTCCATGGCCCGGAGTGTGAAAGCGGAACTGCCACCGGTCGGACAGGAGATTCCCGTCCGCGATGGCGCCGTCATGGGCGTTCGAATCGCCCGACGACGCCACCACCATCACCAGGCTATTCGGGAATGCAGGCGCGAAGTCCACGTGCCCGAAGCCATTTTCGTCAGTCGTCACCACGGACGAATCGCATTTGATGATCGGTGCAGTCCCAGCCGGGATTGTGGTGCTGTTGGGCTGGACCGTCGGGACGACAGGGATCGTCGGGAGCGGTCCGGTCTGCTCCCACTCCACGGTCACTTCCCCGGCCACCGTTGCCACCGAGGTCGCGACCCACGTTTTCTTGCTGGCAGTGTCGCGGAATCGGGCCCCGACAATGGGGGCATCTGCGGTCGTGAAGCTAGTCGGGGGTGCCCCCGACCCCGTGCGCCACCAGCTGTTGCCGATTCCGGCGGCGATCTGGGCGCCTTGGGCGATCTTCGCCGACGCGGCCGCATCCGTCGCCGAAGCAGCCGCGGCTGTCTGCGCTGCTGATGCCGACGAAACCGCCGAAGCCGCCGCCGAGGCTGCCCCCGTCGCCGTGTCCAGAGCCTTGTCGGCGGTGCTGCTCGCCGCCTGCGACACGGTGACAGCGATCTGTGCGGAGTCGATCATGGTGCCGAGCGTCTGCCAGGCATCTTGACGCCAGCGACGCCCGGACGCGTCCTCCACCCACACCGTAGGGCCGACCTCGGTACGGAAGCGGTAGCGGCCCACATCGTCGGTGAGGACTCTTGACGCGGGTTTCCATCCGTCGCCATGGTCCTGCTGGACGGCGACGGCTTTCCCTGCCACTTCAGCGTCCCACACGCGCAGTTCGATGCCGGCCAGCACGTCGCCTGCGGAGTCGGTCACCACATCGGCGGGAGCGAAACCGTAATCCCACGTCATCAGAGGATCCTCTGGTAGGTGAGCTCAGTGAAGATCGTGCGGGGCGTCCCGGAGCGCTGCTGCACGGACAGTTCAATCTTTTCGCCTTTCGTGAGCGCCATCGTGCGCGACCCGGTCCAGCGCCAGAAAGAGTGGCCGGTGGTGGAACCACCGACGACGAAGTCTCCGTTCACGGTCACCTTGCACTCACGAAGCTTGTCGTCCGCGGCCCAGGACTCTTCGCTGAAATAGGAGAACACACTATAGATCCCGGTGTCAGGCACAATCCCGTTGCGACACAGTGTCCACGCGTCGGAATCGACGGAGGATTGTCCGATGTTTCGGACCGGATCGCTGTGCTGCACGATCGTCGCCCACTCGTCGAGGGTCGAGGACGTCTTGACCCAGATCGCCGACAACTCGACCGACACGACGACGGTCCCGGCGGGCGCCTGAATGCTCGACGCGGATGCCCGCCCATACTTGGCGCTGCGATCTGCGATCGAAGACGCATGCCCGATCAGGGAAGGGCGCATCGAGTCGAGCAGGGTGATGATCGTCGCCGGCACATCAGGTGCATCGGGACCAGTCGGAGTCACGTATTTGTCAGGGCCATAGACGGTTGCCATGGAGGCCTCCTTGAGTCGTGGAAAATGAGGAGTGCAGGGTCAGGCGAGGGCGCCGATCAGCACCCATTCGCCGCCAGACAAGCGGAGCAAGATCGCACGGTCCCCCGCTGAAGGCTTGTAGGAGTCGAGTCGGCGGACCTCGTGGGTGAGAGCACCGCGCTGCACGCGCACCGACCGCCCGTCGCCGCCCACGCCGAGCACCTGGGCAAGCGCCACCTGCTCGGTGTCTTCCCCGATAAGCCCCTGCAGGGCAATGTCTGGTGCACTCATGCGATCGTCTCCCCCGTGGTCGTCGTCTCTGTCGTGATCAGCTCGGTGCCGGTCGTGCCGCGCGTCTGGCAGGTCATCGACGCCCCCACCAGGTCGCACGACACCGATTCGAGCACCACGGTGACCGGACCATCAGCGGTCTGCACCACACCCACATCCCCCGCGCGCTTGGCAGGGTCGAAGAGGGTTGTCAGGTCCAGGGTGCGTTTGACGCCCAGGCGCTGTTGCAGCATTGCCTTCGCCGCCGCCTCCACCTGCGAGACGTCAGTGAAGAGGCTCGACGTGTAGAAGAGCGGGATCACGCCGAAGCCGCCCTTGGAGACCGGAGTGTCCACGTTGGTTGGTGACCAGGCGTTGTGATCAGCCACGGTCACCGGTCCCAGCACGGGCACGTTGGTGTTGGTGGACTCGCCGCGCGCGACGACGGCGTTACGGATCGTCGAGCGGTCCTCACTGGCCACAGCCGACAGGAGCGCACCGCCCTTGCCGGCCTCGATCGTCCACGCCGCCGTCCCATCCAGCACCGGAGGCGGGGCCACATGCCACACGCCCCGCGCATCGGTCGACACCTGGGCGCCGAGCATCCGCGCCACCGACGTCTCCGACGAATTCGAGCCGTCGATGAAGGCCCACCGGTCACGCTCCACCACCGTCGCCGGAATGTTGCGGCCCGGATCGATCCCGCCGTCGAAGACGATCTCCGCATCCGGCAGCACCTCCCGGATCAGACCGCCCAGCACATCGATCGCAGCGCCAGATACCTCGCGGGGTTCGACCAGCCGCGAGTCCATCAGCTGCTGCTCCCACGAGGAGCCGGTCACCTGCACTGCAGCGACCTGCGCACCGGACGGCCCGGCGAGGGTGGTGTCAGAGGTGGTGTCAATGCGGAATTCACCGAGCTGGATCGTCTCCTCCCAGCTGTCGGTGTGGTGCATCGACACGAAGACGCGCGCCCTGCATCCGAAAACGGTAAGGCCCTCAGCGTCGGCCTTGCGCAGAGTGCAGGACAGCTTCCAGCGCACCTGCTGGCCGGTGGACTCATCCACCGAGCAGGCGGTGGGCACCACGTCATGCCAGGTCTGGCCTCCATCGGAGGACCAGGAGACCATCACCGACCAGCGCGCACCGGCCCCCACCGAGGCCGCCCATCGCTTCGATACTTCAATCATGAGTCAGAACCCCACTAGCTCGAGGAATGTCTTGGATGTGCGGGCGAGCTCGGTGAAGCTCCCCCGGGTGGCCGCCACACGCGCATAGCTGGTGCCGGGCGCCCAGGCGGGCAGGTCGGCGGTCGCCGGGGCGGTGATCGGCGTCAGCGTGCACGACACCGTCCAGGCGTCGCCCTGCTTGGTCGCTGACACGTCGCCGGGCAGTGCCCACATGGGCGGGAAGCCAATCGAGGTTTCGGGCCGGAAGTAGATCGGTCCTAGCGACAGGGCCCCCATGATCGCGTCGCGCTCGGCGAGCGCTTTGGAGACGTCGGGGAATCCCGCGAGCCACGTCCATCCCTGTGCCGCGTCGGTGGGGATGTCCCAGCCGCCCGCCTGCAGCCTCGATGAGGGCACCGCAGACAGCTTCTGGCGTGCCGACCTGCCCAGCGTCGGGGTGTCGGCGACGGTCCGCAGCATCAGCCCCTTGTCGGGGTCGGCCAGCGGCGTCACCATCCCCCATTCGAAGGGCAGTCCGCCGGTGTGGACGGCCACCTGGGTGATCACCGCCCCACCCGCGTGCGCCTCGTAGACGACATCAGCATCCAGGGGTGCAGACAGGTCGTAGGCGATGCCCGATCCTCCAGGTGTGACCATGGGGTCGCCGGTGTGGATCGCCTCGCCATCACGGGTGAGGGTGACGCTCCACGCCCCCAGGTCGGTGCCGCGTAGGCGAACTCCGCACCGGTCAGGGTCCAGCACCGCCACCAGCCGCCCATCGGCGGACTGGAAGCGTTGCGGAGCCTCAGGCCAGTCGCGGCGCGTCGCAATGATCGCCATGTCACCACCTCGATCCGTGAGCAGCAGCGCCAGCCATGGAAATACGACCGTCGATGACCTGACCCATCTGATGCCCGTCCACGATCAGCGCCACCCTCAACTGCTGCAGCAGTCCGATCACCCTTTGAGCGATCGCATCCTCAAGGCCACCCATCTGCTGGCCATTGATCACGCGCTCACCGCCAGCGAAATCGACCAGCTCGGGACCCTGCTCGCCAACCCACGCCAGCCCGGACGCCGCCGAAGTGGTGCCGGAGGCATAGCCGACATATCCGCCGCCACCCGCCAGCGAGGCAATTCCGGGAATATTGAACGGGCCGCCGTAGCGGGCATTCACGTACTTCCACCAGGCGAGGATCTGATCGACCGCACCCATCCAATTGTCGAATCCGGGCCACTTGTAGGCCTCGAAGGTGGGCTGGATGAACTGCATCAGGCCACCCGACGGCGTACCTGCGGCCGCGTTCGAATCCCAGTTGTTCATGACGTTCGGGTTGAAGCCGGATTCGTTCTGGGCGACCGTGGCGGCGATCTGCTTGAAGGGGGCCATGTCAGGGTTGATGGGCTCTTCCCAGATGAGGGTGTAGCGCACGTCGCGCGGCGGGCCGGCGCGTCGGTGGCCGGATAGAGGTCGAGGTCTCCCGAGGATGAGAGCTCCTACACACTCAGCCCGAAAGACCTCGACGTGCACGACGCTACCGTCGGCGGGCGCGCTGATGCGTTCGCCAGCCCCGACCTGACTGCCTTCTGCCGCCTCGACGAACTCGGCCTCGTTGTCACCGGGCAGCGACTCGAGCCGGATCGTGCCGTATTGGCCTGCCAGGTGGTCGAGCCCGACCAGTGGTGCCGGCGCTGCGGCTGCGAAGGGAGACCACGTGACACCGTGGTCCGACGGCTTGCCCACGAACCACTGGGCTGGCGGCCCACGACGCTGGAGGTCGTCGTGCGCCGTTACCGCTGCAGCGGCTGCGGGTATGTGTGGCGCCAGGACACCACCGCCGCGGCCGAGCCCCGGGCCAAGTTGTCTCGGCGCGCTCTGCGGTGGGCGCTGGAAGGGATCGTGGTCCAGCACCTGAGCGTGGCTCGGGTCGCCGAGGGGCTCGCGGTGGCCTGGGACACCGCCAACGACGCCGTTCTGGCCGAGGGCAAGCGGGTGCTGATCGACGAGGAGCACCGCTTCGAGGGGGTGAAGGTCGTCGGGGTCGATGAGCACGTGTGGAGGCACACCCGTCGCGGCGACAGGTACGTCACCGTGATCATCGACCTCACCCCAGTGCGAGATGGCACCGGCCCGGCACGGCTGCTGGACATGATCGAAGGACGCTCCAAGCAGGCGTTCAAGACCTGGCTGGCCGACCGCCCGCAGGAGTGGCGCGACGGCGTGGAGGTGGTCGCGATGGACGGCTTCACCGGGTTCAAGACCGCCGCCGTCGAGGAACTGCCCGACGTGGTGACCGTGCTAGATCCCTTCCACGTCACGCGCCTCGCTGGCGAGGCGCTCGATGAGTGCCGACGGCGAGTTCAGCAGGCCATCTGTGGGCACCGCGGCCGCAAGGGCGACCCGCTCTATGCCGCCCGCCGGACCCTGTCCACCGGCGCCGACCTGCTCAACGACAAGCAGAAGGACCGACTGGACACCCTGTTCGCCGACGACGCCCACGTCGAGGTCGAGGTCACCTGGAGCGTCTACCAGCGCATGATCGCCGCCTACCGCCACGAGAACCGGCGCCACGGCCGCGAGCTGATGGCCCGGCTCATCGACTCGATCAGCACCGGCGTCCCCAAGGCCCTGGTCGAGATCACCAAGCTCGGCAGGACGCTGAAGAAGCGCGCCGCCGACGTCCTGGCCTACTTCGACCGGCCCAGCACCTCCAACGGGCCCACCGAGGCGATCAACGGCAGGCTCGAGCACCTGCGCGGCTCGGCGCTGGGGTTCCGCAACCTGACCAACTACATCGCCAGATCCCTGCTCGAGACCGGCGGGTTCAGACCCCGACTACACCCTGGATTCGGATGAGCCGGTTGATGGCGACTGCCGCGTTCCACCAGCCGTCGAACGCTTCCGACCCGGAACCGCCGCCGCCGAAGATGGAGGCCATGTGCTCCTTCACCCAGGCACCGATATTGTCGGCGATCTTGCCGGGGATCTTCGCGGCGATCTGGGCGAATGGAGATGTCCCCACCTGCTCAATGAGGCCCTTGATGCGGTCCTTCAGCCAGTCGACCGGCGACTTGATGAAGCGTCCGACCGCCGCCGCCGCGTCACCGATCCCGCCAATGATGTTGCCGATGATCCCGCCATCGGCCATGGGTAGGGCACCGAGCATCTGCCCGGTCTTGGCCCAGATCCCCAGCGAGCGTGTCCGCTTGGCCGGATCCAGCGGGATGTAGGCTTCCGGGCCGGCCTCGGCCCACAGGATCGGCGACGACGCGAAGCCGGCCTCACGCCCTGCGAACCCGCCGTTGGCGAACTCGACGTGAGGCTCCTTGACCTCGTCGGCACCGAACTTTGTCGCCACCCAGTTGTAGGCCCGCACCAACCCGGCAGCCACCGTGTTCACGACGAACTCCACCGGCTTCTTTGCGAGATCCTTCAACGCATCCCAGGCGCGACCAACGCCATCCTTCAGCGCCTCGAAGGCCCGCACCACGGAATCACGGACCGCCTCGAACTTCGGCACCACCGTGGACTGGAACCACTCGACAACCGGGGCGACAATGCGGTCCTTAATCCAGTTCCAGGCATCGGAAATACGGTCGCGCACCCAACCGAAAGCGTTCGCGATCGCACCAACAACGGTGCCGATGATGGGCACAACCGTGGACTGGAACCAGCCAATGACCGCCCCGACCACCGACAAAATTGTCGACACGACCGTGATGACCACCTGGATGATCGTGGTGATCACCGGAATCAGTGCCGTGATCAGGGTGGCAATCAGCGGCGCCAGCCACTGCAGCACCTGCGCCACCACCTGGATGATCATGACGATCACGGGCAGCAGCGCCGAGATGAGTGCCGAGATCGCCGGCAGGATCGCCGAGATCAGCGGGATCACCGCCTGGATGATCGCCAGCACCAGCTGGGTCGCCACCTGGATCACCGGCACCAGCGCGCTGATCAGCATGGTGATGATCGGGGTGATCACCTGAAGCAACGTGACGATCACCGGCACGAGTTGACTGATCAGCATCCCGACGATCGGCACGATCGCCACAAGGATCCCCGCGATGACCGGAACGAGCTGCACCAGCAGCTGACCCACCAAAGGGGCCAACTGGGCGAACAGCTGCGCGACCACCGCCACCAGGGTGCCCACCAGCGGGGCAATCTGCGTCAGAGCCTGACCCAGCGACCCGATCAGCACCCCCACCAGCTGGCCTATCAGCGGAGCGATCTGGGTCAGAGCCTGACCCAGCGACCCGATCAGCACCCCGGCGACCTGCCCGAAGGCCTGCGCCAACGTCGGCAACACCTGAGCAGCCGCAGCCAGCAACTGACCCATGACCGGAGCCAGGGCCGCAGCCAGCTGAGACAGGATCGCCCCGAACTGCTGACCAAGCATCGGCAGCAGCGGCGCCAACGCGGCACCGACCTGCTGGAAGGACGACGAAAGCGCCTGACCGACAGGACCGAACGCCGCACCGATCTGTCCCGCCGAAGCCGACAGCTGCGTGAACAGCGGCTGCAACGCGGTGAGCATCGGCGCCACGACACTCATCACCCCGGAGAAGACACTCGCCAGAACCGACCCGATCGACCCGAAGACCGACGCCAGGGCCGGACCGATCGCCGAGAAGACAGATCCGATGGTGCCGGCTAGCTGCGACAGGACGGGGCCGATAGCCGAGAACACCGACGCCAGGGTCGAGACGATCGAAGACAGCACCGGCCCGACAGCACCAGCAACCTGCTGGAACAGCCCCGACAGCGTCCCCATCAGGGAGGAAAACACCGGCGCCAGCGAGCCGAGAATCCCCTGAACGCCATTGCGGAACGTCTCTGAGGACTGGTAGGCAATCGAGAAGGCCCCCACCAGCGCCGAGACAGCCATCATGATGACGCCGAACGGGTTCGCCTTGAACGCCGCCCCCATCGTTGACAGCTTGCCCTTCAGGACCGTTGTCGCGAGCCCGAGCTTCGTCGTTGCCAGCCGCGCAAGATCTTGCGCGCCGGTATAGATCTTCCAACTCGTCGCGGCCGCAACCACCGCACCCGCAAGGACAGAGATCGCCACATGGTTGCGCTCGATGAAGCCAGCAAACGACTGCAGGATGCCACCGGCAGCCGACAGCGCACCCCCCAGCAAGGGCAGGACCACATTGGCGGTGTCCGCCGCACGGTCCACGAACGGGGCCAGAACGTCACCGACGGCACCAAGCACGGACCTGAAGCCGGCAAACACCGCGACTATGCCCGTCATCACGCCGGACAATTGCGAACCGACGACTCCGACCAGCGTGCCCAGGGCCTGACGCAGCGACGATGAAGCCGCCACGATCTCGACCAGCACGCCGGCAGCCAATCCCACCGGCCCAGTAATCCCTGTGAAGGCCTGCCCGATGACCGGGATCCCGCCAAGCAAGGAGCCAAGCTGTCCCGACAGCGCTCCGATGATCGGCATGAGCCCGACGATCGGACCAGCCAGTCCGGACAGGTCAATCTTGCCGATCCCGTCCAGCTTGGACGAGAGGGCACCGATCGCCGAGGCCGCCGACTGGGATGCCTGGGCGATCTTGGAGCCCAGCATGTCGAAGACCGGCTTCAGCGCGGTGGTCACCTTGTCGATGACCGGGATCAGTGCGTTGAAGACATTGCGCAGCCCGTCCAGGGCAGGCTTGGCGGCAGCCTCACCCAGCCGGGACAGGGCGGCGCGGACGTTGGCCATGGCACCGGTGAAGGTCTCGCCGCCAGCCAGTGCCGCACCACCAAGACCCTTCTGCATGGCGGCGGAGAAAGTGGCGAAGTCGATCTGCCCCTTGGACACCATGTCCGACACGTCGGCGGTGGTGACGCCGAGCTGGTCGGAAAGGAATTGGAGCACCGGCACGCCGGAGCTCATGAGCTGCAGCATGTCGTCGCCCTGCAGCTTGCCGCGGGCCGCGACAGAGCCGAAGATCGCACCGATGTCAGTGAGCGAGCGCCCCGAAATCTGGGCGGTGTCGGCAACCGTCTTCAGCACACCGGTCATCTGCTCGCCCGACTTGACGCCGGCAGCCGACATCGACGCGGCAACCGTCGCGGCATCGCCCAGACCGAAGGCGGTGCCCTTCACCGAGGCGAGGGCGTCGTTCATGATCTCGGTGATCGATCCGGCGTCGTGGCCGAGGCCCTTCAGCTTGGCCTGCGCCTGCTCGATCGACAGGGCGCGGTCGATGCCGCCCTTGAGCGCCAGCCCACCGACGGCCGCACCGATCGTGGCGATCGCGGTGGTGCCGACCTTGGCCGCAGACTTGAAGGCCCCGCCCACTGCCGAACCGACCTCTTTGTTCACCGTGGAGGCGAAGCCCCTGAAGGACGGAGACACCTGCACCCAGGCGGTACCGAGATCTAGAGCCATGGGAACCTCCCGGGACGGTGCACTGTTCAGTTGTTGCGTTCTGCGTGGCGTTGCATGAAGCGGGCAAGACGGCGCTCTTCGCGGCGGCGCAGGTCGTCCTGCTTGTCGCGCCATCCCGGCGCAGGCGGCTCCGGCCGAGGCAGTTCCTTGCCAGCGTTCTGGGAGGCGAGTCGCCAGCCCTCTTCACGGACGGCGCGCTCGACCATGCCCCACGCCATGGGGCCGCCGAGCATCCGCCAGATCCGTGATCCGGGTGGCAGTTGTGTCAGCAGCACCCAGCAGCGCGCCGCAGACAGCCGGCCACGCCACAAGTCCCGCAGGTCGATGCCGTAAGTCTGCTGGAAGTCCCCCTCCAGCTCCTCCCAATGTGTGGCGAGGAGCTGGAAGAGGCTCATCAGTTTGGGTTGACCGCGTCCATGATCTTCTTGACGGTCTCGGTGACCTTAGACACCGGCACACGCCCCGACTCGTCGCGCAGCTGGTCAAGCACTTCGCGGTGGCGGTTTCCGACCAGACGACGGAACAGCGTCATGCTTGCCCTGGCCCGATCCTCGTCGGTGGCATCGGGATCGTTGGCCATCAGGATCGCCTCCTGGAATTCCCAGTCGTCTTCGAAGACGGCGGCGGGCACGGTCAACTCGATATCGCCGATCTTCACGGTCGTGTCGGTGATCGTGCCGGTGTCCTTCGCGGACTGGGTTTCGCGGCGCGCCTTCTCGGCGGCGCTGATCTTCTTGGCCTCGGCCATGATGGTTTCCTCTCGCAGAAAAGTTGACCTCTCGCGGGTGTGGCAAGGCTCCGCCCCGGCGCGAGAGGACGACCGGGGCGGAGGGTTTGAGGGTTGGTCAGACGGCGGTGTTGATGGTCAGCGACAGCGCTTCGGACGTCTTGCCGTCGATCGAGGCGGTGATGTCGGCCTTGCCTGCCGAGACTCCGGTGACCACGCCGCCATCGATGGTGGCCTTGGCCTTGTCCGAGGACGTCCAGGTGAGGCCCACGGCATTGGTCTGCTTGACCGCCTTCGTCCCGTCGCTGTAGGAGATCTCGGCGGCGAGGGACACCTTCTCCCCCACTTTCAGCGACGACGGGAGGCCCACGGTTGCACCGTCGGTGGTGGTGATCTTCACACCGGTCACCGTCTTGGCGGGTGCTCCACCGGCCTTCATTGCCGCCGCATTGGTGAAGACGAAGAACTTCTCCAGCACACCCAACGAGTACTTGTAGGCCGATGCCTCACCGACCTTGAAGGGGATGTCATCGCGCTCGCCCAGGGTGAGCGAGGGGAAGACGTAGCGCCAATGGATGCCGCTGTGCTGGGTGTCGAAGGTGTCCCAGATCGCGCACAGGTTGAGGACCTTGCGGGAGCTGGCCGCGGTGATCTTGGTGACCCCGTTGATGTCCTCAGCGTCCGCGTCGAGGTTCCACAGGAAGGTCTGCAGCTGAGACTCCATGAGGGTCGCCTCGAGGGTGGTATCCGACGAGTCCATGAACTGAAGCACATTCGCGTGGCCCTGGTGGCCCTGGATGGCCTTGACCGAGTCCTTCATGCCGAGGGTCACACCGTCATCAGTGAGCCAGCCGGTGTCGATCATCTCCTTCGGGATCGCGGTTTCCAGCGAAATGTTGCCCAGATTCAGACCGGACGGGCCCAGGTAGAGCACGTCGTCATCGGACCCGAAGACGTGCACATTGACAGAATTGACAGCCATGAAGGCTCCTAACGGATGATTGTGGTGAGTTGGTAGGTGGCCGTGTAGCGGGCCTGCTGGGTGTCGGGATCAGGGTCGTCCGACGGGGTGTTGCCGGTGACCTTGGAGACCGGCAGCGCCGAGACCGGCAGCCCATTCATGGCCTCGTCCACCTGCATCGCGAGATCCCGCGCGGACGCCGGAGATCCGGCGTAGGAGCTGATCGTCAGCTGGATGCCCTGGAAGACCCGGCCATAGCGGCCCGCTCCGCCGGTCGAGATGATCCGAACGAACTTGGACGGCGGCGTCTCTCCCTCGGGGCGGGTGGAGATGACCGGTACGTCGAGGATCCCGGCCAGGTGCCGGGCGACGAGCGTATGAAGATCGGGCGGCTTCACACGCCGCTCGATCCGATGACCCGCTCGATAACGTGGCCCTGGGCCTGACGCATGCGGCCCTTCGTGGAGGCCGTAGCGAGATAACCGCGGGTGCGGTCGCCATTGTTGGAGACCATCGTCGAGAACCCGTCGCCTGCCTTGGCTCCCATCGAGGCCGTGATGCCGGCGATTAGGTGCGCGTCGCAGTCGCGCTGCGCCCACTCGGTGAAGGCCTTCGTATTGGGTTCGAAACGGAAATTAGCCACGATTCTTTGCCTCCTGGGCCTTGAGCTTGAGCACGACGCCCTTCGGCCATCGCGCGGGGTTTCCTTCGGGGGTCCAGACCCGGCCGGCTACCCGTACCTTGTCGGTGGCCACCACATCGATCGATGAAGTCCCGCGCCAGTAGAGAGTCGGCTCATCCACGACCGCCGCCACGCCGGGGGCCACGAGGATCTGCGACCCGCCCGGCACGAACAGGGCATCAGGAAGGGGATCTGTGGCGGTCCCGCCGGTACCGGCGATCGGATCGCCATCGCGGTCGATCTCTGGCGAACCCTCGCGGATGCGCTCCACGGGTGTCAGCCATGAGCGCTTCATGTCAGCCCCAGAAGGCTCGTCTCGAATGCGCCGGTGACCCCGCCGAGCGCGGCCTTCTCGGCCTTGGTCAAGAAGAGATCCCCGGCCGGTGAGGAGTAGGCGCGCTGGGTGGTGAAGGGGCCCGTCACGTCCATGAGCGAGGTTGCGCCGATGTCCTCATCGTCTGCGGCCATCGCCCGGCGCACGACAGAGCACGTCACACGCCGCAGGGTGGCCGGTGAGGCCTGTTCCCAGCGCGGGCAGGTATCAACGATCAACCCGCTCGCATCGTCCAGAAGGGCCTCGGCGCGGGTGTGCTCGTCCTTAGACAAAGAACGCCACCGGCTCTCCAGATCGGAGACGGTGGCGAACGGCAGTTCCGGATCAGGTGCGACCATGGCTGACCCCCTGCTTACGCCGCGACCGCGTGGGCGGCTTGCGGCTGGTTGTGGGGACCCGCACGCCGAGAGGCTCGAGGCGACGCAGCCTCTCGGCGAGATGCGGGTCCACATCGGCCTGACCGTCAACGAACTGGATGCCCAGGTCGAGAACAGTCAGGTTCGGGATGGTCGAGGTGACTTTCATCAGGCAACCTCAAACCGATCCGTGATTACTTGGCGGGTGCGACAGTGAGCTTGCCGTGCTTGCGCTGGTTCCCGTACTGCAGCCCGACCTCGCCGTAAATCTGCACCTTGTCGGCTGCACCGGTCTTGGCGAGCGGCTCGGCGAAGAAGTGGCCCTTGCCGGGGATGTCGAGGAAGGCCGGCTTCAGGTCCTCCAGCGACGCGACCACGAGGGTGTCGCTCGGCATGAAGCGGTCGAGCATGATGTTCGCCTTGCCGAAGTCGGTTTCGAAGGTCTGCAGGTTCACACCGCCAACGTTGCGGGATTCTTCCTGGTACTTGACGTCGGTGATGAACAGGCGCGTCAGGGTCCGCTTCAGGGCGGCACCGACAATGACGGTGCGGGTCTCGGCTTCCTGGATGCCGCCGTTCTCCCACACCTTCTGGAACAGGTCGAGGATCTCCTCCACGGTGAGTTCCTTTGCGGTGTGGGTCGAGGCGGCCACGTTCGTGGTGGTCGCCTCCAGCAGGCCACGCGTGCGGCGCGGCTTGGCGTTGTCGGTGGGCAGCTGGTAGGTGCCCGCGATGAAGGACTTCTCGACATCGCGGGCGACCTGCTTGAGCTGCTGGTCGATCTGCCAGGTGAGCTCATCGGCCGGCAGCACGGAGCCCGCCAGCTGGACCGTGGCAGCACCACTGGTGGCACGCTCACGGTTCGCGGCCTGCTTGGTGTAGCTGACCTCCACAGACTCCTGGTGGATCTCAACCACATTGGAAGCGGAGTAGCGGGTGCGCTCCTCACCGTCGGGGGCGTTGGCTCCCTCGAGGCGCTGGCGCGAACCGTCGGCGTCGCGCAGGTCATAGCCCTGCCATTCGAACTGGCGGGCGCCGACCGACTCGCCGCCGGTCAGTCCCCCGATCGCCGACAGCAGCGGGGTGTCTTCGGGAGATGCCGCAAAAAGCTCCCCCACATAGTTCGGAAGGTTGTAGGTGGTGCCCTGTCCGGTAATGCCCGGCATAGTGGTGCCTTTCTGATCAGGACGTCCGACGCAGTGCGTCGAGCTTCATCAATTTGAGTTGCTTCGCGGTTGCCAGATCGCCGTTCTTCTCGGCGGCCGCGATGAGTTCATCGACCGTCCGGTTCGGCTGCACGGGCTGTCCGGTCACCCCGGACGGCGAAGGGGAAGGGGTGTCCACCGCAGGGGCGGCTGGCTTTTCGGACTGCTTGTCGCGCCAGGCGTTCAGGGCCTGCGCGTAGGCATCCAGATCGTCGCCGGGGCCAGCGAGCAGATCGACCGGGACGCCCGTCGCGGACGCCACCTCCAGCCGTGCCTTCTCGCCCCTCAGCGTCTCCAGCTCGGACTGGGTGCGCTTGAGTTCGTCGGCCTGCTTCTGGGCCTCGGTCTTGCCCGCGTCCTCGAGCTGGTGCACACGGGCCTCCAACTCACTGGCGCGCTTGTCGGCGCTGCGGCGAGCCTCGCGCTCGCGATCCAACGCAACCTTGCCCGCCTCGCCGAGAGGCTTCTCCGACGTCGCGTCGGCCGGCTTCGGCTCAGTGGTGGGATTGGCTGCCGGATCCTTCGGATCGATCGCGGGCGTGGGGGCGGCTCCAGCAGGAGTCTCGACCGCCTCGATGAGACGGACCCACGGCATGAGCTTCTTGTGCATAGCAGTTTCCCCTTCCAGGGATTAGTTCGGCGGCATCGCGCCACCAGGTCGACGCCCCACCCTCGCGGTGGAACGGGGCTTGCTACAGATTGGGTTTGACTACGCGGTCATGCCTGCCTGCTCGCGGGCCTCATCAAGCTCGTGACGGGCGCCATCCAGCATCTCGGCAAAGTCCGACTCGCCATGGCTCCTGAGAAGCCGTTCACGGTTCTCCAGTAGCCATTCCAGGCGGCCTGCTCATCGCCGACGGCGTAGTCATCCGTTCACCGACTGTCTGATCACTGGTCGCCGGACCCTGTCCTTCACTCATGTTGACGACCCCGTCGGTCAGCGCTTCGGGATGGCGTCGGCGCATGTCGGCGAGGATTGCCTTCGTGTCGAAGCTCGACCCCACCGCATCGACCGATTCGGCATACTGCTCGAACATCTTGTCAGGGTCGTAGCCGGCGAAATGGATGTTGCCGCGTTTCCACTCAGGCACGATCTGGCAGTCGCACTTGCGATGCCAGGGTCGTGTGATCCCGGCAGTCTTCGCGGTGTAGTACACCCACCCCCTGGAGGCGAGCATGGTGCAGAACGCGCACGTGACCGCGCCCCGAGGAACTCGTGCAAACCTTGGACGCTTCGGGTCGTGAGCTATGTTGCGTGCGACAGTCGCCCGCGCCATGTAGAAGATCTGACGCCTGATCGCATCGGCCAGGCTCCCCTGCACCGCCTCGGTGTCCCAAGCGCCACTGGCCCCCAGGGCCTCAGCCACATCTGCCTCGATGATGTCGTCGGACACAGGGTCCGCGAGTTCGGCCTGGAAGTTCTTCTTGTCGGCGGGCCGTAGTTCCTCATACCAACGGGCAGCGGCTTCGGCGGCCAACTCTCCGTAGGAGGCGATGAGCTGGGGGACGAATAAGTCCATGGCTGCGCGAACGGCTTTCGGGTCTGACTTGGCAAGCCGCGCCCAAAACTTGTTCAGGTCGTTGATTGCGCGCCGCTGGATCGCGTCATTGGCCTCGTGGAAATGGTTCAGGTCATCACGATCGGTCACCAGGGGCCCCTTCGAGGTCCGGCAGCGGAGTGCTTGCAGCTGGCTCCGTCGGACTTGCGGACTGAGAGGGCTCCGCGTCAGGCGTTGACGACGTGGCTGGTTTGGCCAGCAACGAAGTCAGGCCGTCCGCAGCCTGGGCTCGGCGCATCTGGGTACGAATCCGCACGATGTCAGCCGCCGAATAGCCGAGCTGTTCGAAGGCGACGTCGGTAGCGGCCAGCCCGGGGATCGCCGAAATCTGCTTGACCATGGCGTCGGACTGGGACACGATCGACGGCATTGCGGGATTGCGCCACTTGGCCGCAACGCGCCCCAGCTCCTCGGGCATGGTGGACATGCCGTCGCGCATCATCACCGCGTCCTGGAAGATTCGCGCCAAGGCGTACCCGGTTACCCGGTTGGCGTTGGTCGCCTCAATCACCAAGTCTTCTTTCGCCGCGTAGATCGCGTCAGCCGACGACGGATTGTCCTGGATGACCCCCAGCGCAGACAGCGGCATGGAGGTGGCTGAAGCAAACTCCTCGGCCAGCTCGCGCAATTGCCCAATGAAGGGATCCATCGACTGCTGAGGAATCGTCTCGACCGATGCGGTCTCGCCGTCCTCGTCGCGAGTCAGTCCGCGCACCGTGCCGAGCTTCCATGTCCATTTCTGGATCTCTGCCCACTGCTCCTGGGTGATCCCGTTGAGGAGCAACCCGGGTGCGGTGAACAGCTCTGAGGAGATGTCCATGCGCAGGGCCGCACGCATGGCGCGATCCACGATGGTCATGACCTGACGAGAGATCCGCGAGCGCCCGAAGGGACGGTCGAGGGTGGGGCGGAACGGGATCGGCTCCATCGGGACGCGGCCCAGGGTGTGCTCTTGGCGGTCCTCGATCACCCATCCCGACTCAGAGCCGATGCAGGTGATAGTTGCGGTGCGGGTGAAGAGTGAGAGGCGGGTGGGCCGACCCAGATAGTCAATGTCACCGATGGTCAGGCCAGCCTTGATGGCGCGCGTGCGCCGGTCCCACACGGCTGAGGCCCATTCGGCCGAGAAAGGCATGATCACCACCGGCGGCTCACCGGCAGACACATTTCCCGGGGACACTGTCAGGAAGGCCACCGAATTGGTCATGGCCGAGGTGATGGCCTCGTTGATCTCCACATCGAAGCGGTTTGCAGCCAGCAGCTCGTCCAGCTCGAACGGATTCTCGTCGCCCGACGGGGTGACGACGCCGTCCCACATGCACAGGTTTGACAGTCCGAAGACTGCCCTCTCGGGCCAGCCGACCACGATCTGGATGCTGGTGGCGATCTCGTCGGGCACGGCGATGTTCAGGTTCTTGATCTGCTGCTTGCCGTCAAGGTACAGGCCGCGCAGCACGTTGCGGGGCTTCTTGCGTGCCCACAGGGCCACCAGCTCGTCCAGGAGCTCCTGCCCGTCTGCTCCGAGTCCGACCACGGACGGGGACGAGAAGAAGGACGGCGACGCATAGGGGTTGATGAGGAGGCTCATGCCAGTGCCACCGCCTTCCTGCCGGGATGTCGTTTCGAGGTGAGGGCCGCCCAGTGGGCAAGCGTGATGGCGTCGAGGAGGGCGACGGTGTCGCCTTCGGGGGCCTGCCAGCCGAAGCCCCCGGCGGCCCCGATCTTTCGCTTCGTGGCGATGCGGACCTGCCGGTCCAGCTCCGGGTCGGCCAGGTGCGACAGTCCGCCGGTCTTGATGGCCTCCAGAGTCAGGCTGTGGGCGGTGATCACGTCGGCGACACTCGGAGTGAGGATTACCTTCGCGGCCACGCCAGCGCGGCGCAGGGCGTCGACCAGGGCACCAGCACCGGACTTGCCGTCGATGACGATCTGGGCCGTGTTGCGCCACAGGGGCGTCAGGTAGTCGGCGAGCCATTCGATGCCGTCGGATGCCGAGCGCTGCTCGATTCCTTCGACATAGATCGGCCCGTCCTTGGGTTTCAGGGCGGCTGCCAGGGCGACGGCTGACCCGTCGATCGCGAATTTCACTCCGAAGGACTGGATGGAGTCGGCGGGTGATTCCTTGACGGTCAGGACGCGCCACCCGTTTGCCGGGATCGCGCGGACCGATGCCGTCTCATCCCAGATGCCCAAGCCCTCGCGTTTGAAGGACTCGGGCCCGAGCATCTTCTTCATCCGCAGAATGGAGGTCTCCGACGTGCGGTGAGGAAAGGATGGGTTTGCCTTACGCCATTGGGCGCGGCTGGTCTGGTCGGCGTGCTCGTCCGCTCCGAATTCGATCCAGGCGGCGTCCGGGGCGTCGCCCGCCAGAGCTTCGGCGCGGCGGTTCGCGAACGCCTCCGACGGATCCGAGGGACGCGGCGGGGTGCCCATGAAGATGATCAGCGGATTGGTGCTCACATTCGCCGCGGGAACCATGTCGGAGAGGGCCTGCTCGGACAGGATCTGCGCCTCGTCAAAGATCTCGATGTCCACGTCGTCGAAACCACGCCCGAAGCCCTGTTCCCGAGCACCGAAGATGATGCGCGACCCGTTGCGGAAGATGATCTGCTGGTTGCCGTTGCCAGTGCGGACCTGCCGGACCAGCGGGGCCACATTCTTGAGCTGGGCCATGCCCTGCAGCGACTCGAAGGTCTTGGTGGTCGTCTTGGAATGGTGGGAGGTCCACAGCACCGTGAGCTCCTCGCTCAGCGAGCACAGCCCGAGGATGATCATGCCGACGGTGAAGGTCTTGCCGGTCTGGCGCGGGATCGACATGCCGACCCCGCCCACACCAGCGGCGAACAGGCCGCTGTCGCGCTTCGACAGGATCACCCGGCCCATGCCGTCCTGCCAACGGTCGAAGACCACACCCCACTCGCCACACCGGTCACGCACGGCCGGCCAGCCCGTCGAGACGATCCCTTCAGGAAGGATCAGGTGCTTGGCGACCTCAGAGAGCTTGCGGTCGCCATGTTTCGTCTGCGGTGACGGCACCATCAGATCCCGCCTCCTGATCCTTGACCCGGGCCGCCTCGAGCTCCCGGGTGATGTCCATCAGCCGCTTCGTCAGCGCTGCCAGATCGCGCGGCGGAGTGTCACGGTCCTGCACGGCGCGGGCCACGCGAGCCTGCAGTGCCTCCAACAGTTCAACCTCAGTGCCAGACTTCGCGGCCTGGGTGATGGTCTTGGCCCGCTTGCGGGCAGGTGGGCGCTCATCGGGGTCCACGGCCCTGACCTGTGCAGCCATGGCGCACCCCCTTCGTCAGACGAACTGGTCTCCTGTGACCCTGATGAACCGGCTGTGTGAATAGAACTCGATGTTTCCGGTGCGGCGTCCGGGGGCCTCGTCAGTCCGGACGAAGATGTGGAAGCCATGCCCTGACACCGACCGCTCGGCGAAGATGATCGGCTCATCGATCCGGGCGATGAAGGCCCGGGCGCCCTGATCGTCGAAGTGGTCGAGATCCCAGCACCCCAGCCCGGCACCGAGCATGGTCCCGAAGCCATCGCCGGCCGTGGCGCGTCGCACCTGCGACCAGCCAGACCATGTGCCCGGGTCCGTGGATGAGGCCGGAGCGCCAGCCAGGGTGATGGGGCGCTTGCCGTCGCAGCGGACCCACGCAGTGCGGGACCTCATGGCCAGCGGGATCGCACACCGGGACGCGGCGACCCGACAGCGGGCCGAGCAGAAGCGTCGCGGGCGACCCGTCCGGGCACGATCGAATTCCCGACCGCACCATCCGCACCGACCTTCCATGCTCCGATTCTATCTTAATCTGGCTGTGGCTAGGGGCTTGTTACGAAACTAATGAGCGATCCACACAGGCCCGACGCACTCGGAGCGAGGCTGTTCGGATCGCCTCGAGTGCTGGCGGGCGTTCAGCGTGCGCTGTGAGCTCGACAGCGACGCCCTGGGCGGACACCCTGTGGAAAACCCCGGGGAGATATCGCTATGACTTGTGAGTGCGAGGAGCCCTGGGGTGGGGGGTATGCCCCCCTATGCGGTCGAGATCAGGCCGGCGGGGCAGGAAATGCCCCACTGCGGGCCGGTTTGGCCAGCTCGATGCGCTTGATCGGACGCTGGCGTTGGCGCCCTGGTCGCTTCAGGCCGTTTCCGCGTGATTGATTGCAACGACGACAAATGACGCGAATGTTGTCGATGTCGTCTGAACCACCAAGCGAATGCGGTCTGATGTGGTCTGCTTCGGCCGAGTTGGGTCGCTTGCCGACCTCGTAGTCCATCCAGACGCCGCACAGTGGGCAGCGGGCGAGTCCTCGTGCTTGGGCCTCACGCTTGGCCTGTGCTGCATGGCGCAACCATGTGGCCGTGCCGGTGCGACTGGTGCTCATGGTGCGTCCTGCCTGCACGTGGCGGTGCTGGTGTGGATGCAGGTGAACTGCACGTCACCGTCCACCTCGGGCCACAGGACGGACAGCCCGTCGCCTGCCGGTGCCAGCTCCACGTCGGGTGGCGTGGGCGACAACAGCAGGGGTGCACAGGTGTGTGTGCTGGCCTGATCCATGAGCCATGCAAGGTGGGTGCTGGTGGCATGCCAGGCGCACCGTGGGCATGCCACTCGCCAGCCCCTGTCGGCCTTGAAGGTAGCCCGCATTCTTTGGTGGGGCCCGGGTTGCTTCATGGGCACCCCCTTGCAATCAGGCGGGGCCCCTCAATTTCGCGAGGGCCCCGGTTGTCTTGAGTGCCCCGGCCGGCAGGAAAGGAGGAAACCGCCGACCGGGGCGGCCCGGGAGCAGGAGCTGCGGCGCCCATCAAGCCGACCTCAACCGTCCCCGGACATGCGAAAACCCCGGCCGATGACCGGGGTTCGCAAGTTTTTGGGCGCGCGGTGCGCCTGACTGAGAGGATAGCAGATTCTCAGGCCGAATTACAGCACTGTGATTCGACCTCCTCGACGTCGTTGGGCCTCAGGATCCGCAGGATCTCCCACAGATCCCACTCCAGCGGACGGCAGCCCGGATTGGTCGGCGTGATGAGGCCCCGCGAATGCCACACCTGGATCCGGTGAGGGTCGATGTGGAAGTACGCAGCGGCCTGATCTGTCGTCATCGGCTCGTGGCGACGCAGGGTCTGCACGATCCGCTCCCTGCCCGGGAACTGACTTGCGCAGTCGCGGCAGGTGACCCACCCGCCTGCCGATTCGGCGAGCCTGCCTCCGCAGGCAGGGCAGGTCAGGCGTGCCGGCGCGGGACGGTGCAGGGCGCGGTCGAGCGTGCGCCACACCAGCCAGGCCGCATCGGACACGAAGGCCGACAGGAACGGATCCGAGTCCCACAGCTCCACGTTCGCGAGCAGCCAGCTGCACTCCCCCGCCCACGTCGGCGGGTTGGACAGTGTCACGCCCGGATTGTCCTCCCACACGGCTCGCACCGCCTGCGACATCTCGGAGAGCAGCCCGTGCTCGTCGGTGCGCAGGATGTCGTGGCGGCCCAGGTCGATCGGGGTGGCCGGCTTGGCGCGATGCGGACGCACCTGCCCTGGCTTTGGGTCTCCCGAGTCGCCCGTGGCGCGCCCCGATGCCCACAGCTCGGCGGCCATGTCGGGGATCTGTCGCAGACGGTCAAGCGTGTCAGACGGCTCCATCGGACGGCTCCTCGGCGTCGATGTCGAGCTCGCTCATCGCTCCTCCTCTGCGTCCATGACGCGCACGACTTCGGAGTCCCAGTGGGTGCCGTCGTCAGACATGCGGAAGGTGACGCTCTTCGCGCCCGAGCGCAGCTGTCTGAAGGTGAAGACGCCCAGATCGAGGGCGGGATCGACAACGGCGAGGGCCTTCCGGAGCCTACGCAGGCTCCACTGGGCGCCCAGGTAGAACATCAGTCCCATGCCCGCGAGCGTCAGAAGCAGACTCAGAATCCCGTTCATTTCTTCCCTTTCTCGTCTGGTGCGATCCACCCATATAGCCCGCAGTCCGGGCATTGGTCTTGTGTCCATCCGGTTTCGAGTCGCTCGTCTGCCTCGTCCCAGGCGACCATGGGGCTCGCGGCGAGCGGGTGGTCGTGGAGCGGGTTGGGGCAGTCGCCACGGTCGGCCCGCGTGTCATCGAGGCCGCAGATGAACATGCTCATCGCTCCTCCTCGATCTTCGCGGTGCGTACCTGGCTACGGAATCCCACGGTGACCTTGATCGGCGTGGCCCCGTCGATGTCGGCGCGCATGGCGTCTTGGACGAGTCCGGCCATCTCGTCGAGCGTCATGCCCGCCTTCGGGTCGATGGCCTCCACGGACACGGACCGCTGTACGCGATTCTGCGGTCCTTGCGTGGCTTGGGGGTCCAGATACTCAGGGTTGCTCATTGCGGTGCCTCTCTGTTCGATTCTGCGGGGCTGGTGGGGTGTGTGGGGTCTTTCGTGGCGGTCAGAACGGGGCTTCGCTTTGGGCGTTGGCCCACGGGTCGGAGGGCGGCTCGCCCTGCGGGGGCGTGGCGGCGAACTGGCTGCCCTGCGCCTGCTGGGGCGGGCGCTTCGGGCCTGACCGGGTGACCTTGGCGGTGGCGAAGCTCAGATCCACGCCGACAGCTTGGGCGGTGATCTCCCAGCTGGTGCGGCGATTGCCTTCCCGGTCCTCCCACTCGCGGGACTCCAGCCGTCCAGTCACGACGACACGGGTGCCCTTGGTGAGCGACTCGGCGACGTTCTCGGCGAGAGTCCCCCACGCCTGCACTGAAAACCAGTCGGCACCGTCATCGATCCAGCCTCCGGACTGGTCGCGCTTGCGCCGATTGGCGGCCACCTGGAAGCTGGCGACCGCCTTGCCTGACGGCGTGAAGCGCAGCTCCGGGTCGGCACCCAGCGCTCCGATGATCGTGATCGGTGTGGTCATTTCGTCTCCTCAGGTCGGTGAAGGTCTTGCTTGAATTGGTCGATCAGTTCGCGCCGGAAGGCCGGGTCCCGCTTGGGGCCGGGCTCGGGAGTGAAGCGGGGTGGCAGGTCGGTGATGTGCTGGACGCCCGCCCGGGTCGCGTTCCACCACGGGCCGGCTCCGAGGATTCGCTTCGGCGTGTTGGTGGTTGGGTCGCACGCGATCCAGGCGAATGCCACCGCAACATCTGGGTAGGCCTTACTGGCGAGGTTGTTCTCGATGAAGGTCCTCAGCGAGGTTGCCGGCCAGTCCGGGCGCAGTCCGTGGACGGCCAGTGCAACCCGCTCGATCTCGGTCTGGATCATCGTTCGACCTCCAAGTCCAAGTCCCCGCCCGCGTTACAGACTTTGGCCTTGGTAGAGACGTAAGAACAGATATACGGGTACGGGTACGGGTACGGGGTTGGATTTTGCTTCAAACATGTCCGAAGCAACACGCCAGCACCGGCCAAGCATTTGCTAGGCATTTGCTTGCCCATTTGCTTGCCCATTTGCTTCCTCCAATCTGCGTTGAGATGACCGGCGCCCGCCCTTGCGTCCGGCCTCTGCCCGCTTCAGCTTCTGCTCGGTCACTTGCTGCGCGCTGGGCTGCATGTCGCCCCAGTCATGGAACCGCCAGCCCGTCGTCGTGGCCTCCCACAGCCCCGCCGAGACGAGCTCGTGAGCAGTCCTCTTGGTCGCCCTCATCATGGGAAGCACCTCGGCAGGCACCTGCCCGTCGGTGAGCTGCTGGGCTGCCCAGGAGCCAGCTCGCACCCACAGCGCGACCGCAGATGTCGAGCACCGGATCACCTTCGGGTGTGACCAGAATTGGTCGTCAACCTTGAACCAGGCCATCACTCCACCTGCCGTGGCGGCGTGACCCATCCGGGTCGGCGGACTGGACTCGATGCCCATGCGGCGACTGGCGCGACGAGGATCTTCATCCAGCGCGCCGTGGCGATCTCAAGGGTCGCTCCCAGCGAGTCCTCGTGCCCGTCGAGGGTCGCCACCCCGTCGCAGGAGGACAGCGCCGTGAGTCCTGCCTGGATCCACTGGAACCAATCCTCCGGGTCATCCACCTCGTGGCGGCTCGGGTCGGCAACGAGGTAGCCGGCCCCCTTCAGGGTCTTGGCCGCTTCGCGGAATGCGGGGCGGTTGAAGTCCGGCATGCCGGACATTGGGCCGCAAATGTAGAGCTTCATTCCTTCTCCTCCTGGTGGTCTCTGTTTCCGTTGATGAGCGCGACGAGCTCACCGAGGGTCATCAGCACCCACTGGTCTGCTGGGTCTTGTGTGCCGCGTCTCTTGGCGACCACGATCCCGGCCAGGGCGTCGTCGTTGCCCCTCTCGGTGTCTGCTTCACTGACCCACTGGGCCGCCTTGAACTGGCCGCCGTAGTCCTTGCACTCGACGACGAGCCTCCCCCGCATGTGGCGCAGCCCGGAAATGTCCCCGCGGTCCTTCGAGCCATTGCGAGCACGCCGCTCGATGCCGTCATCGACATGGGCAGCCAGATAGTCGGCCACGCTCGTTTCGAAGCGTGTGCCGGCCGTGCGGGCCGAGCGGCGCGAGCGACTCATGCGTCCTCCGTGGTGAGTTTGATGGGTCTTCTCAGATGAGGGTGTAGGTCGGCCGGGCGCGTCGGTCCGCAGATAGACGTCGAGGTCTCCCGACGATGGAGGTTCCTACGCCATCCATCCGAAAGACCTCGACGTGTCCGACGCTACCCCGCCGGCCGGCTTCGGCCGCCCTGACCTGACCGCCTTCGCTCGACTCGACGGCCTCGGTCTGAGCGTGACCGGACAACGACTTGAACCGGATCGTGCGGTCCTCGCGTGCCGCGTGGTGGAACCAGATCAGTGGTGCCGACGGTGCGGCAGCGAAGGCGCTGCTCGTGACACCGTGATCCGGCGGTTGGCCCACGAGCCGCTGGGCTGGCGACCGACCGTGCTGGAAGTTGTAGTGCGCCGCTACCGCTGTGCCGACTGCGGACACGTGTGGCGCCAAGACACCAGCGCCGCGGCGGAGCCACGCGCGAAGCTCTCGCGCACCGGGCTGCGGTGGGCGCTGGAAGGGATCGTGGTCGCACACCTCACCGTCGCCCGTGTCGCCGAGGGACTCGGGGTCGCGTGGGACACCGCCAACAACGCGGTCCTGGCTGAAGGCAAGCGGCTGCTGATCAACGACCCCACGCGGTTTGAGGGCGTGAAGGTCATTGGCGTCGATGAGCACGTCTGGCGCCACACCAGGCGTGGCGACAAGTACGTCACCGTGATCATCGACCTCACCCCGGTCCGCGATGGCGCCGGCCCAGCAAGGCTGCTGGACATGGTCGAGGGCCGGTCGAAGGCGGCGTTCAAGACCTGGCTCGCCGACCGCGACGACGCCTTCCGTGACGCGGTCGAGGTGGTCGCGATGGACGGCTTCACCGGGTTCAAGACCGCCGCTGCAGAGGAGATCCCGGACGCGGTCACGGTGATGGATCCCTTCCACGTCGTGCGCCTGGCCGGTGACGCCCTCGACAGGTGCCGGCGCCGGGTCCAACTCGCGATCCACGGGCACCGTGGGTTCAGGGACGACCCGCTCTACAAGTCGCGGCGCACGCTGCACACCGGCGCGGACCTGCTCACCGACAAGCAGAGCGACAGGCTACGCGCGCTGTTCGTTGATGACGCTCACGTCGAGGTCGAGGCGACCTGGGGTGTCTACCAGCGCATGATCGCCGCCTATCGCCACGAGGACCGGCAACGTGGCCGCGAGCTCATGGAGAAGCTGATCACCGACCTCAGCGCCGGCGTCCCCAAGGTGCTCACCGAGCTCACCACCCTGGGCCGGACCCTGAAGAAGCGAGCCGCTGACGTGCTCGCCTACTTCGAACGACCCGGCACCAGCAACGGGCCGACCGAGGCGCTCAACGGACGGCTCGAACACCTGCGCGGCTCCGCACTCGGGTTCCGCAACCTGACCAACTACATCGCCCGAAGCCTGCTCGAGACCGGCGGCTTCAGACCCCAACTCCTACACCCCCGATTGGGATGAGCCAGTTTGATGCGGGGCTGCACCTGCTGGCGCTGCAGGCCCTCAAGCCCGTGGCGCAGCTCGTCCAGGTGGGTGGCGAGGGCTTCCCAGCGGCGCAGGAGCCGGACCGCCTCGGCGGTCGTTGGGGCCGGGCCCTTGAGGCCGTCGCGGTAGATATCTGCCGCCATCCACAGGGCGTGGCAGGCGGAGCGGATATCTTTGGCGTCCCATTCGAGGGCGTCGGGCGGAAGGGTGCTCATGCCGCACCCGCTTCCTTGGCTGCCATTGCCTGCGATGCAAGGACTTCAGTCCACTGCGGCCCGAAGTTCGGACCGTCAGGGTCAGGCATGTGCCCCAGGTCCAGCCATGCGGCACCACTCGAGATGAAGGGGCGGGGATACATCCTCCACCAGCTCTGGGGCTCTCCCGTCACGGAGGACGTGAGAAACGCGGGCAGACCTGGGATCGACGCTGCTTGCCACCGGCGTGCGTCCCATTCGGCACGCAAGGGATTGTCCATGCGTGGCTCGAACCGAGAGCGTGAACGCCAGCAGAACTTCCACCCGGCAGGCTTCTTCTCGTCCGAGGTCACGATCCCCAACAGCCTGATAGCGGTCCGGGTGGAAAAGAGGAACAATTTAGCGCCCGGGATTCCTGTCCGGATCGTCTTGTCGAACCACGCCTTGGTGTCGTCGATCCATGCCCGTCGCGACCGCTCATTCTCTTCGATGGTGGCGATGACTTCAGGGTCGGCCGACACGGCGTACTGGGTGGCCTTCATGCGGCCTTCCCTACCGGTTCGTAAGTGGCACGGAAGATGTCGTCGCGGCAGGGGTAGAACTCTCCAGCAACGCCGCGGATGATCCAGTCGTCGCGGCGAGCGTGCATGACGCCCTCCAGGGTGGCGATCATGAAAGACCCATCAGACGGATCAATCGACACCCCGGAAGCGGGGATCTCATCACTGAGAGGGTCGAAACTCCCTTGCGTGTTGGCTTCGACCCACAGGTAGATGTCGTGATCGTTGGCCGTGTCACCGTCCAACTGGCGGGCCTCAATCGTCACGGCGCGCTTGCGGTAAAGATTGTTCATGGTCATGCTCCTTCGGTTGTGGTGGTGCATTGCGGGCAGAGGTCAACGCGCCAGGCGGGGTGTGTCCAGCCGGCGGTGCGTGCTCGGGCGTGCAGGTCGGATTGCACTTGGAGGGCGGTGGCGTCTCCACGAAGGCCGGTGTCGGTCGCCAGCGCTATGCCGCAGCCGTTGCACAGGATCGAGCGGACTTGGAGGCCACGGCCCCACCGGTCTGCTTCTCCGAGCTGTGTGGTGGTAATCATGCGGCGAGCGCCTTAGTGCATTGCGGGCAGATGTCGCGCTTGGCGTTGGGGTCGGTGCGCCAGCCCAGGGTGGAGGCTTGTCTCCGGAGCCAGCGCGCGGCCTTGGTGAGATCGTCGGCGGTCTCCGGTGCGCTGCTGACGTGGAGCCATCCGAGCGCCTTATTGCAGCGGTCGCATCGGAGTACCTGCTTGGCGATGTCAGTTCCGTGCCCGACTACCGCGTGACTGGTTTCAATCATTTGTGTTCTCCTTGAATTTTGGTGTGGCAGAAGCGGCAGCGTCCGGCCTTGTCGGGCCTGTGGCGGGGTTGGTGGTCGCCCCAGGGTGCGAGCCCAGCGAGCGTGTGGAGGGCGGGACATGGCTGGCCGGACGGCGGGAACGGCGACGGGGTGAGTTGTTCCCGCAGGGTGACGTGCACGTGCTTGAGGGTGCCCCCGGACTGGTCTTCGCCGGCGTCGATCATGTGGCGCCCCCATCGAAGAGCGCGGACTGTTCGGCGTCCGGCCGGTAGTCACCCAGGGCCTGTTCGATCCGGGCGCGCGCTACCTGCTGGTAGTGGGGCACCATTTCGATGCCGATGAAGTGGCGGCTTTCGAGGATGGCGGCGCATCCGGTTGTGCCTGAGCCCATGAAGGGGTCCAGGACTGTGCCGCCGGGTGTGACGGGTCCGATCAGGTGGCGCATGACGTCGAGGGGTTTTTGCGTGATGTGGTCGCGGTGTCTGGGAGCGCTTTCCTGCATCCAGCCGGTGAAGGCTTTCCCGTGCTTGACGAGCGGCATTGGCCCGTTGGAGCCCCACACCACATATTCGGCCTGGTTGGTGAAGCGTCCGACCCGCACGCGAGCGGCGGGTTTGATCCACGGGAGCACGCCGCGCCACACCCAGCCGCCTGCCTGCACTGCGTCGGTCGTTGCGGCGAGCTGGCGCCAGTCGGTGAAGGTCGCCAAGATTCCGCCGGGACGGGTGACGCGGCGCGCTTCGGACAGCCACAGCGTCGACCAGTACGTGAAGGAGCGCTGGTCGCGGTTGTCGCCGGTAAAGTTGAAGCCGTCGTCTTCGCGGCTGCTGCCGGTCGAGACGTACTTCTGCACGGTGCTTTGGGCGCGGTCGCCGCGCACCATGCCGCCCGAGCTGTAAGGCGGGTCGGTGATGACAGCATCGACGGAGTGACTCGGCAAGTCACGCAGCACGGCCAGCGAATCGCCTCCGAAAAGCTGCACCCGGTCGGTTTCAAAGAAGGGGGTCACCATGTGCCCCCTGAGATCACGAAGCGGCCAGTGCTGTCCTCGACGGCGCCAAGGGTGAGGCGCTCGGCGAGATCGTTGCGGCCGATGTGGGCCAGCGTGGTGGTCAGCGACCTGACTGACGCGTAGCCCAACGCCTGCGCGATGTCGTCGGCGCTGCGCCAGCCAGCCAGGTGCTCCACTTCCTCGACAAGGAGCGCCCTGCGCGCGGCCGCCCGTTCCGTCAAGCTCAGCATTTCCCGGTCGGGCACCAGATCGGAGCGACCCCACTTCACGAGCTTGCGGCGAAGCGCAGCGGGCGGGGAGCGGAAGCCGAGCGCCTCCAAGATCTCGGCCATGCTGTGGCCCTTCATCTGCTCTGCGACAGCGATCACGTGAGCCCGACGGGCGCGCATTGCTTTCGTTTCTGGCATCAGGCCACCTGCCTCAACGCCGTGCGACACCGACGAATCTCGCGGACCCGCCGCACCGGCGCGCCACGCTCGATGCGCTCGCGGTCGGAGGCGGTGAGCCCACCCCAGATTCCGGCCTCGTGGTGGGCCAGCGCCCAATCCAGGCACTGCTCGGTGAAGGCGCACCGCTCGCAGATCCTCACCGCCGCCACGGCCTTGCGGCTGTCCTCGTCGGCATTCCAATCGGCATCCGACCGCACCGAGCAGGCCACCTTGTCGCTCACCCAGTCGGGGATGGCATCCTCGACACCCGCCCACACGTCGTGGTGCTCCTCGGGCCAGCTCATGGCTCCACCGGCCCATCCTGATGCCAGCCGGCACCGATGAGCCCGCCCACCAGCTCGACCATCTCAAGGTCGGCCTGACCGAGATGAAGGGCGAGGATCGTGCGGGCCAGGTCATCCCACTGCTGCCACCTCTCGGCGGTCTCCGGGGGCAAGGCGTTCATGCCGCACCGCCCTTCGATTCAGGCTGGTGGCCTAGAATTCCCGTGCCATGCCGCAACCCGAGGGAGCCACCGTCGTGAACCTGATCTCGTTGATCTTCGGCATCGTCGGGACGATCACCGGCATCGGCGGGTTCGTCGTCGCGTACCTGTCGTACAAGGCTGCGGAGAAGTCCAACGAGACGGCGGACGACGCTGTCATCAAGGCCGGTGAAGCGAACCAGATAAGTAGCGATGCGAATTCGATCAGCCGTCGAGCACTGGCTGTCACCGAGGACAAGAGCATCTACGACTGGAAGATCCATCTTGACCATGACGCCAGGGTGATCACGGCGCGTAACGAGAGCTCCGAGACCGCACGTAACGTCGCCGTCACCGTTCGAGACGGCGACCAGACGCTGCTGGAGGAGGAGATCGGAGACGTAGCCCCGTTCGGACAATTCACTCTCGACGGCTCGCTGTTCCTCAATGCAATAGCGGCGAGCCAAGCCCATATAGACGCCCTCAACAACCGGAACAGCGGCGTCTTCTTCGCTGGCGTCGGGACCGCCCACGCCACCTTCCACCTCAACTGGAAAACTCCAGCCGGGGTGCCCCGCACTCAGCTCGTCAAGAAGCGCTTCAACTAGCGCCAGAGCCATCGCATCCCCACTCATGCCGCACCGTCCTCGACCGGCTCGGCGTCGAGGACCTCGCCAGTGGTGGGATCGACACCGCCAAAGATCTGCTGCGCGTCGCTGATGGTGTGCGCCCGTCCATCTGCTGCTGGCACGGCGGCGAGCTGGGTGGACTTCGGCATCAGCTTGAGCACCTGGAGCAGGGCCGTCTTGCGCTCCATCCAGTGCTCAGGGTCGGGGATGTCGCCGTTGCTGCCGACCTTGCCTCCGCGCAGCGTCTTGATCTGGGCCGGAGTGAAGACGTCGAAGACCCGGGCGCCAGTGTTGAGGCCCGCGACCGCGTAGTAGCGCACCACCTTGCCCCGATCACCTTCGGCGGGAGTGTGCTCCAGGATCGGGTTCAGGCCCTTCGCGAAGCGGAATTCGTCGCGCTCGCAGACGTATCCGGTGTCCAAATATGTGGCGGCAGGGTTCTGCCAGAACAGCTTCACCACGCCGCGGTAACCGACTTGCAGTTGAGCCTCGAGCGTGCCGTGGTTCTTGCGCGGCACCAGCCAGCACTCGCCGTTCAGTCCGGGCTCAAGGCCGAGCGCAGCGGCGGTGAGGAGGGACCCGAACATCGTCAGCGGGTCGCACAGTGCCAGCGTGGGGTTCTTGCGGACCTCGGTCAGCACGATCCTCACGAACCGGTCGCCAGTCATGTGCTTGGGCAGGGCGCGGGCGATCTCGTTCTGCATCTGGTGCAGCGTGGCGTTGAACCGGTCAACAGCCGCTTTCTGCTGCAGCTCCTTGGTTGGCTCTCCCTGAGCCTTGATGGGCATCTGCTGAGTCATGCTGATTCCTTCCATGTCAAGGTGGCGGCAAGCGCATCGGCGATGCCGTCGGAAACGTCTTCGGCGGGAATGGAGTCGGGGGCCTCGGCGCCCGGCGTCCGCACCCAATCGGGCAGCTGGGACAGTTGGATCACCGCAGGGATCGCGGGCCATTCGTCGTTGGTCAGGCACCTGTCCCACAGGTCCAGGGCGCGACGCATCAGGCGCCTGCCCTCGGCCAGCTGGTCAGCTGAAACCTGATAGATCGCGAGCAGGTAGGGCGGCTTCGTCTCCTGCACGACGTGGAGGAAGATGGCGTCCTCATCGACCAGATCCAGCGAGATCGCCATGTCCAAGTAGTCAGCCGCCTGCAAGTGGTAGCCGAACTGCCAGCTGTGCTTGATCCAGTCGGGCAGCTCGACGGACTGTCCAGATGTCTTGAAGTCGACGATGGTCTTGCGGTCCGCCAGGAAGTCGAGCCGTCCCCGCTGCCAACGCCCCGTCACCTCATCGATGGTGAACATCGACAGCTCAGGAGAACCAGCCCCGCGCGTGAACAGCTCACCAGCCACAGGATTGGACAGGATCGCCTCAGCCATCGCGTCGACCTGGGCGGCATCCTTCGCCAGCACCGGAGTGCCGCCGGCATCCCACACGGCCTGACGGGCTTCGCGGGACGCCTTCGTGGTCCAGGCGGGGAAGTCGAGCACCTCGACGCCGGCTCCCCGCCCCAGCACCTTCTCGTGGGCGGCTGAGCCGAAATCGAAGACGGCCTTGTGCTCCCCGCCGTGCGCCATCACCTCACGCAGGCGAGCGGGGCCAGCCTCACCCGACACGATCGTCTTCGCCATCGTCGAGGACAGGGACGGCTCCGCGCACGGGTCGGAGTGGTACGTGGCCTCGGGCATGTCCGGGACTGCACAGGGCTTGGTGATCGGCATCATGCCGTCACCTCCCAGCTGCGGCCCATCACCGACACCCACGGAGCCAGCAGAATTTCAGCGGCGTCGGGTTCGAGGTCGAGGACCAGGAGCCCCCGAGCGGCACCCCAAGCGGCACCCAGAGCGGCATTCCGAGCGGCACCCAGAGCGGCATTCCGAGCAGCGGTCAAGGCGGCGTCCCAAGTGACGTCCCAGGCGGCATCCCGGACGGCATCCCGAGCGGCACCCCAAGCGGCACCCCAGGCGGCACTCCAAGCGGCATCCCAAGCGGCAGACATGGCGAGGATCTGGTCCTCCGTGAGACTCTCAACCTGTCCGAGCAGCGTCTCAATCTCGTGGCCTTGCGGTCCAAGCGCCTGCCAGGCGGGGAGCTCCTCGGTGACGCGCCACCTGATCGAGGCTCGCTTGCTGGGCAGCGCTACTGGTTCAGGGATGCGCACCTGTCTGCCGTCTGGGACGACCCGCAGGAGACGGCACGGCCAGCCCATACCGGTGCAGTCGGTCGGCAGGATCGAAACCGAGAGATAGGTGCGGGCGTCGTCCCCCACGCGTTCGCTCGTCGGATGCTCAACGACCCAACCCCCGGCAGGGATCGGTGCGCCATCAGGCGGCAGCCACCGGACAGTCCCGGTGTGGAAGTCGGTCCCGTCGGTGGCGACAGCCTTGAAATAGGTGCGGTTCATGCCGCCACCTCGATCGGACCCATGACCTGCTCCCACGGGCCCGTCAGGGTGCGGAAGTCCTCGACGGAGATCAGGTCCTTGACGAGCCATCCGAGAGCAGCGCCCCGAGCAGCGACCCAAGTGGCGTACCAAGCAGCGCCCCGAGCAGCGTCCCAAGCGGCGTACCGAGCAGCGCCCCGAGCAGCGCCCCGAGCAGCGACCCGAGCAGCGACCCGAGCGGCGTGCCACGCGGCGTTCCAAGCAACGTCCCAAACGGTGTCCCGTGCGGCGTCCAGAGCCCTGTTCAGGGCCGCGATCTGGCGTTTGGTCAGATGAGCGGTTTGCTCGATGATGTCCAGGACCGTCCGCCCCTGGGGACCGAAAAGCCGCCATGCGGGGAGCTCTTCTATGACGCGCCACGCGTGCGCGGCCCGCTTGCGAGGAAATTTGTCGGGGCGAGGGGTCCACATGGCACCTACGGGCTCCACGGACAGGAGGCGAGCAGGCCACTGGAAACCTGTGCAGTCCGTCTCCACCGACGACGCCGACAGATAAAAAGCTGCATCCCAGCTGCCAACCTCACCAGGATGCGGATGCTCGACAAGCCACCCGCCCTCCGGGATCGGTGCGCCATCAGCAGGGAGCCACCGGACAGTCCCGCTGTGGAAGTCGAAGCCGATCGAGGTGACAGCCTTGAAGAACCGGCACCTGGGCTCACGCTGCACGTCATGTGTCGCCCGGGCTGTGACCGACACAGACGCTGTGCCCGGGCTGACAGTGCCGACTCCACCGAGGGGGCCGAAGTCCTGACCGAAAGGATTAGCGCTCATGCCGTCGCCTCCGCCCTGCGGGGTGCCGGGGCAGGTGTGAGGATCTCGGATAGGGTGCGGCGTCGCGCACGGCGAGGCTGTGTGTCAGGCATGGTTGGACTCCTTGAGGCAAGCGATGGTGAGGCCGAGCACAAGCGCGGCCATGAAGAGAAATTGGATTGAGGAGGGCGCGAAGCCGGCAGCGACTGCGCCTAGGAGGACGATTAAGGACGTGCGGCGGGCGTCAGGCATCGGGAAGCCCCTCGACCCACTCGCGAAGCCGCCACGCGGGAAGCAGATAGCGCTTTCCGTCGGTCTTCCAGCCGGGCATCGGGAAGACCCGGCCTTTCGGCTTCGTCGCCAGGCGGCAGGAGCGCACGTAACCGACGCTTGCGTGGAGCAGCTCGGCGACGTCCTTCTGCGTCAGGGGGCGCACATCGTCGAAGTCATCGACCTTCACGGCGCACCCCCATCGCGAGGACGATCACGCCGGCCACGATCAGCAGGGCGATGATGTTGCCGGTGAGAGTCGATGTCATGCCGCCACCTCCTGGGCGACGAGGCCCCAGCGCTTTGCCATCTTGGAGATCGCCTCAGCCCCTGCCGGAGTGACCTTCAGGGTGTGCATTACCTCGCCCTTAAATCGGGGTGCCTGGTGATTCGGGACCGGGCGGAAGTATCTGGCCTTGTCTGACATCGGCGAGTAGCGGTGCTCGATGACCTTGCAGCCCTGAGAGTTCGACCAGCGCGAGGACTCCTCGACGTAGATCCACTCATGCGCGAGCAAGGCGTCGCGCAGGGCTCCCTCCTGAACTCCGATCGACTTGGCCACATTGCGCAGGAGCCGCAGATCCTCGTCGGCCACGAAGGCGTCCACGTAGTCGGCCTTGGGCTGCAGCTGGGCCACCTTGGCCCGCTGGGCCTTCAGCTCGGTGAGCGTCCGGATCATGACGTCCGGGTCGGCCAGCATCGCCTCCACCGCGTCCGGAGTGGCATACATGCCGCGCTTGCGGATCGAGGGAATCACCTCGTGGGTAACCCAGCGGCGGAAGGGAACAGCCTGGGCCTTGCGAGAGCGAAGGACCAAGCTATAGAGGCCGGCCTCCGAGATGACCAATGGGTCGCGGCCGCCGGGGGCAACCCCAATAGTGTTGGGGTTGGTAGTGCCGACTTCGTCGGCTTCGAGAATCGATCGAATGCTGTCGGTTCTGATTGATAGGACGCGGCACACATCTGATGCGACGAACCACGGCTCGCCGTCGCGCTCGATGACCCGGACGGGGTGATCGTCGTAGCTGAACGGGATGACACTCATTCCGCACCGCCGATGAAGCGCGCGTACACGTCAACCCGATGGTCTCCGGTCGAGCGCTGGGTGAACTCGAACTCACCTGGCGTCCATCCGATCGTCTTGCCGGTCCGGAAACCTGCTGGCACGTTCCCCGCGAAGTTCCCGATGAGCGCCCACCTGCCCGGGTTGTCACGGAGCTGCGCGACGACCGGATTCCACCTCCCGGCGCCTCCGCGTCCGCCCGAGTTTTTCGTCACCGGCGGGTCTGTCCAAGTGATCTGTGGTTCTGTACGATTGGACATGTGAACCTCCTGGTTCAGAGATGAAGACGCCCACCCGCTGCTACCGGGTGGGCGTCTTAGTACTTAAATCTTCAAGAAGCTTGTTGTGCAAGGTACAAGCGGCGAAGCGAAAACTGTGGACGGTTCCAGCCGGGACATACCGGCGACCGTCGATCCACCACCCGGCTCCGTTCACCTGCCGCGACTCGGGCCGTCCTGCCCGACTCATCGCAGCGTGCTTGCCGCCCACCCGAGAACGAGTAGTGCGAGCGGCATATCCTCACCGGCTGGCTGTATGGAGTTATGAACAACTGCGCCCGGACAGGGCGACTAAGAGTTGGAGCCCGCCAGGCGGGCGGGGCTTTCTTTGGTTAGGCGGCCAGGACGCCTTGCGGGTCGTAGTAGCGGGTCCAGACCTGTTCCATCAGGGGACGGTCTGCCTCGGTGTAGGCATTGACTTCGCGCACCTGACCGTTGGATACGTTGAGCGGGTACTTCTTCGGCGGCTCGCCGTGGCTGGTGATGTAGGCCGCCTTGAGCCTCTTGCCGAACGCGCCGGCGATTGACCGCAGCTTCTCGTTCGACAGGTTCTTGGCCTTGAGGAAGTCCTGCGCATACAGGGGACGGTCAGCGGGGTCCAGCTCTGCGTGCTCCCCCAGCCCTCGGGCGAGCACGACACGAGCCCGCGCCTCGAGGTGCTCGGGACGGATCAGGCCCTTTGCCGCCTGGCACAGCTCCATCTGCATCCGGGCCTGCAGGATCAGCGCGTTCACCTGGTGCTCGGAGGCCCGGGGGTTGATTGCCCCTCCCTCGTGGAAGTACCGGTCGAGCACGTCTGCGGCTTCGATCTGGAACTTCGCGAGCAGGTCCCGCGCCGCGTCGGACTTGAGACGCGATGTGGAGATCGTCGCCAGCCACATCGTGAAGGTACGACGGTCCACGGTGGTGGTGCGCTGCTCTCCGCCGGCAGAAGGTATGTCCGTAATGGACATACCTGCCCAGGGCTGACGCTGGAGGCGCTTGTGCTGCGCTTCCCACTGCAGCCCGAGCGACTCACACACCGACTTCAACGCGATGCGCGGTCCATCGTCGGTCTGGACGGCGTTGATCGTCGTCCCGTAGAATGGAATACGAACTAGGTTCATCTCGATCCTTCCTGTTCACGAGCCCCCGCTTCTGACTGAGCGGGGGCTTCTTCGTTGGTTAGGCGGCCTCAGCGGCTCGTAGATCGGCGGCAGCGCCGTATGGATTGGCCAAGATGGCGCGCCGATCATCGATTGACAGCGCAGCGACGATTCCCTCGAACACCGCCGGGCTGACGCGCCGGGAGTGACCCAGTTCGATCTTGGCGATGTAGGCCCGCTGGACTCCGACCTCCACCGCCAACTGGGCGACCCCCACGCCACTCCGCTTACGGATCTCTCGAATGGCTGGGCCATGGATCGCAATGGTTGTTCGGCTCGACATGGGTCTAGTTAAGCACACCTAGGAACAGGTGGCAATGGCTGAGCATTATTGGAACATGTGCGCGCTGACTAGCGGAAGCACATCCATGTGCTTTCCACCTAGTCACGGCGGATTCGGTGGGTGTTCCTGAGTGAGGCCAAGTGTTCCTAGGTGTTTCTGCAACACTGTTCCCATGACCTCAATGAGCGCGAAGGACCGCAAGGATCTGGCCGCCAAAGCCAAGGTGCGGCGAATGGAAGCGTTTGGCACCAAGCGCTCGGCTTACGTCGCCTCGGGCCTCAACGCCGCAACCTGGGATCGGCTCGAGGAGGGCCTTCCCATTCGCGACGACCGGTTGATTGCCGCGGTGAAAGCTCTCTGGCCGAGCAGTGGTGGCGACTGGAAGAAGATCGCCGATGACAAGAGGCCCGACTACTACGTCTCCATCCTCGGAGCTGGATACCGCGACTCTGACTTCTCTCAGCGCGCCGACGAGTGGATCAGTGAGGCCGACGAGCGAATCGGCATGCTCGAGGAAAGGGTGTCAGATCTCGAGAGGCGCCTTGACGAAGGCATGGAGAAGCAGACCGACGCCAAGCCGGTCACCCTGGCTGAGATCAAGCGTCAGCGCCTGCTGGAGCAGGCCATGCCTGAGGAGGAGGCTGCTCGTGATGGGGACCTGTCGGACCGGCTCGGCGATGAGGACTACAGCCAGGACCCCGGTGATGACGACGACTTCAACCAGGACCCCGGGGATGACGACTGATGTCAACGGTCTGGCCTTCACTGAAGGCACGGCAGCTGAGGCGCATCCTGGAAGCGTCCGGTTACACTGAAGTTGCAGATAGCCGCAGAGGGAGCCACTTGACGCTACGCCACCCAAAGTTAAAAGACATTAGGTGGGCGTTCCATGATAAGCAGACCGTTCCACCTATGCTCGTCAAGAAGATCCTCTTACGCGACGCAGGCATGTCCCTCGATGAGGCATTGGAGGTGCTGAAGTGACTCAGAGCGTGATTGTCACGGAGTATCCGGGGATGTGGTCTGTCGAGTCCCCGCAGGACACGATTGCCGGAGGACGCCGAACCCGGCGAGCCGCCGTACGCTTGGCGCGCCAGCTCATGCCGACCGCCGCGCTGGGGTTTGCCTACTTCGTCACCGCACCTGATGGGGAGGACTACAAGTTCATCCTGAGGGATGACAGTCCTCAACGACGTGCCGTCGCTGAAGGTTTGACCCGCTACCTGAACGCTGGTCGGCCGCTATCACCTGAGCCGCTTCCGCCCACAGAGCTCAACGAATTCAATGTAATACCAGCTCTGCCTGGCGACCGGTACGGAGATCTTAGGGGGCTGATTGGTGAAGAAGAGCCGGCAGTCTTGGCAAACTTCCATCACCTGGACGCCGAGAGCGTGGCGCTTGAGTCGTTCCTCGTTGGCGCACGTTCGCCGGCGCAAGTCTCGGTCGAGGATCTTGGCCTTACCGACGCAGCGACATTCGATCAGGTATTGCGAGCGCTCATGGCTCCCGGCGTGGCCATTTCCGCCAGCGATCCAGCCCGGCGCGCCATCCCGGCGGAGATGAACGGCGGCCGCCAGCTGCGTCCCGTGGCTTGACGCGGAGATTCGAACGCACGTCCTGAAACTGTCAGTGGTCACCTCTATGGTGGCTGGCATGCGGACCACCGACGATCTGGCAACCCCTCCCCCGGGATGGACCATCATCGTGAGGCGCCTGCCGACCGGCTTCGGACGGTGCCTGTGGAGCTCCCGGCAGATCGCCCTAGACGACCGTCTGACAGTCGCAGAAGCCCGATGCACCCGAGCGCACGAGATCCTGCACGCCCGACGCGGGCGGCCTCCCGCATGGATGCGCGATCGCGAAGAGACCCTGATCGAACAGACCGTCGCAAGCATCCTGATCCCGCTCGAGGCGCTCACCCGGGCGCTCCAGTGGACCGCCAGTCTGTCCGAGGCAGCCGATGAACTCGGCGTCGATGATCGCACCCTCGCGACCCGACTCGAGCACCTGCACCCCAGCGAACAGGCGGCACTGAACACCCGCCTCGCAGATGCCACACGCTGAATCGGAGGGTTTCCTAGCGGTGAGCACCGCCAGCGGATAGGTTCCTGTGGAAAGCGTGTGAACCCACTAAGTCAAGGACTCCAGATGACCCACACCACGCCCCGCAAGGCGCTCGTCCCAATCGCACTACTCGCATCTGTCTGCCTCGCTGGTGCGCTCACAGCCTGTGACCCTCCAGCTGGGGGTTCATCCTCATCATCCTCGACCTCTAAGACTCCGAAAGCGTCGAAGACTCCGAAGGCTTCAAAGACCCCTTCGGCGGCGGCAACGAGCGCCACGCCCACTCCCGAGCCGGCCACGACAACGGGGCTCACACGCAACGGCGCCGCAGTGGGGTGTGGGATGTACGCCCAAGACGCCCTCGGCAGGCAATATCCAGCGCTCAAGATCAAGGTTCATTACATGTCCGGCGCTGTCGCCACCCTCAACACCACCGATGACCTGTGGAGCGTCAACATCGGCGCCGACGTCGGCTCCGCCAAATACACGGTCCACTGCGACGTGACTGGCACCGACCAGGCGCCAACTATCAGCAACTTCCAGGCGTGGTGACGGACGTGCTCTAAGGCGCAAAAGAGCCGCCCACCAGACCGCGATTGGTCTGGTGGGCGGCTCTTTGCATGCTCAGCTCTCGAGCTCCAGCCCGAGTCGGTCCTGCACCTTCATGAGGGCGGCGCGTGCTGCTTCGAGGTCGGTGTGGGCGTAGTGCTCGGTCGCCGCGAAGCTTGCATGCCCGACGATCGCGATGACCACTGATTCCGGGACCCCGGCAGCGAGCAGCAGCGACACGGTGGAGTGTCGTGCTTCGTGGAGGACGTAGAGGTTTCCATCCTCCTTGTGGACCCCGGCGACGCGCTGGAGTCCACGCCATGCCCGCAGGTCATGGACCCGCGTGGGCGGCGCCCCGGTGGGCAGTGGCCACACGAGCCCGAAGGGGCTGTCGCCCTGTATGTCGCGCCAGCGGGTGAGAGCCTGGCCCATCCAGGGGACGATCGGGACGCGGCGGATCCCTGATCGAGATTTCGGTGCCACGAGGCAGTGGCTGCCTTCCAGCCGGGTGACCTTGTATCCCGGTGGCAGCGCCGCGTCGGGCTTGATGCGCTGGAGTTGACGATCAATGGTGATCGTCCCCTTATCGAGATCGACACGATCCCACGTGAGGCCTCGAGCCTCTCCTGACCGAAGTCCCTGCATGAGTGCGGCAGCCCACCTGGAGGGGTCCGTGTTTTGGGCGGCAGTCCATTCCAACCGCTCCATCTTGAGTTGTTCACGCTTCTGCGCTTCTGCTGGTGCGAGCTTCGAGATGGCCCCGTAGGGCAGGTCGGGAAGGCTGGGCGGCTCCGGCCAGGTGTCGCGTGCGTTTGCCGTCGAGAGCAGGTTGGCCGCCTGGATGGCGCTCAGGGCGGACCTGTTGGATGCGCCGATGCCCGGGATCCGGGCCAGCATGACGGAGTCGGGGATGCGGTAGCCGTTCGCGCGGGCAGCCTTCAGGATGCGCCGCAGGAGCAGCCCGGCATAGTGAGACGTTGTCGCCGACAGTCCCCCGTCTCGGCAGACCCGTTGCAGCTTCGAGGCGTCGCGCGCTGTCAGTTCGGACAGGCGCCGGGCACCGATGGCTGGGACGATCCAGTTGCGCACCATGGACTCGTCGGTGGCGAAGGTTGTTGGTCTGGCAATCGATCGGTAGTCGTCCAGCCATGATGCCGTCCAGCTCTTGACGGTCTCCCTGGGGTTCACATTCATCTGCTGGGTGTCTGACCAGATCTCCCGCTTCAGGTCGCGCAGCTTCCGCTTGCATTCGGCCTGGGTGCGGCCGTACACCCATCGGCGCCGGCGGTTCCCGTTCGCCTGCCAGCCGTCATAGGCCGATGCTGCCCAGCGCCCGTCGGAACGCCGGGTCGGCTGGGTGCCGTCCCCGTAGCTTGCGCGTGACAA